AGCGCCGAGATTCCTGGTGAGCTTGGGGATACATAAGGATATAGGGCTATGGTATAGTCGTTTTGTAGTTCGCCGGCGGAGCCGGAAAGGCCGAGATAATTCACCCCGGGTGAGTGGACGCTGTACGGTGGACGTTGAGAGCCTGAACCATATGCACCAGATAAAGAATGTCCAACAACACTTCCAGTTCGCGTCAAGAAATTTGCTTGTGCATCAAGTATCCAACTACTTTGGTTTGTAAAGTGGCCCGCATTTGTATTCATGGAAGTGTTAGGTAATCTGGATCCAAGTGTGGGGACAGCGAGGGAGGCTGACATGTCCTGGCCGCCTCTTTCGGCTCTAGAGTCTCTCCAAAACATGTTGTCATAACCAGTTCTTTGTCTGGAAGAAGACACAAACTCGTTTCTAATTGAAGGAAACACGTTTTCTGTGTATATCAAATAGTTCTCATCATATACCGGAGATCGCATGCTGAGGATAAGATGGTCAAAGGGCGTCGTAATATCAGAGGGATCTGTTCCATTAATGTTGTTTAAACTAAGACTATTGAAGAATATCTTTTGATTGTTATCGGTTGACTTAAGAGTAATTGACGTGGGGCTGTCGTTACTCACTGGGTTACCACAAGAGTCCACCACCTTCCATGGCGAGTAATTAATAATTGCTGGCCGTCCACGCATTGATACTGCGGGAAGGTTATAATTTGCCATGCCGGTTGAAGAATAAACTGATAGTTGGCTCGATGACCTCTCGTTTCTAAGTACCGGGTGGTTGCCTTGACGCATTTGGTTAAATGTTCCCCATCCATAAGGGCCGTTGCGTTTGAGCATTAAGGCGTTGAAGAGAGGACCTACCATCAACGGTAGATTGGTTTCTCCCCTGGTTTGTTCGACGAATGCGAGATTCCTGTATTGTCCTTCTCGCGATGGCGACGACTTATTTAGCGGAGTTACTGAAGGATATCCCAATATATTTGTCGAAGCTGTTATTGGTTCGTAGATATGTGTGTTTAACCCAACAAAATCGGTTGGCACAAAACCGCCATAGCCGCCGGTCACTGAATCTGAAAGGGATATGCCGAATACTCTCTGACCTAATTCAAAGAAACTTCCAAACTCACTAGCACTGATCATCATCATCCAAGGCTCATAACCGCTTGATGCTGAATAGTATCCTGTTTGTTCACCGTGTACAGGCATAAAGCCAGAATATCGGTAATTACAAGGATCAGGGTCAAGTATAGCGCCGGTCATCCATGCGTATTGTCTGTCGGAACGGGGGATTGGGTGATATTGATTTAGGTTGTCGTATACGTTAGAACAGCTGTAAACAAGTGAAGCGGAGTATCCTAATGTTACCGGTGTGCACCCTTCTTTAGGCGTTGGATATAATCCATTCGTGGATGCGTCAGATAGATATAACGAGTTTAGGATGGCTGAAGTAAAGCATATTGGTTGGAAGTGATTTTCAGCTGTGTGGGAGTTCCATATTGCGTTTGAGCCAGATATGAAGTGTTGTCCGTTAATATTCGCTTTGACCTGATCAGTCTGGTTGCCTTCACCAAGTTTATACCATCCAAACAGATACGAACCGCTATTGGTATATACACTTGAACCGGTTATATCACACGGGACACCATCATTATATAACGTTGTAATATCGCCGGCGTTTAAGGCAGCTGTCCACAGCGTTAACTGGTCCATGGAACCAGTGAATGCATCATCTTGAATTGCAGTTGAGGCACAGTTGTGTCCAAAAGTCATGATAGAATCTGACCGGCGTAGCAAAGTGCCTAAATAGCTAAAATCGTTATCAATTTTGGTATCGTAGTAATCGTACGGGCTTACGGTTGTAGTGACTATTTGTTGTATCCCGTTAAAATAAACTGCGGGGGTTTTGATGGGTCTGCCTGGGGTCTCGACAGGATGTGATACTGCGACGTAAACCCATTCACCATTGTTCATTTGGCCAGCACCGTTTATCTCGCCGGCGCCGATCGAGCCAGTTGTTGACACTATCCATGTGGCGCGGCTGTAGGATCCGCCGCCGTAGGTTGCTGAAGAACGAGTTCCTATTTCTACAGTAAAACTAGCACTTACTTTCGAGATCTCTATAAGTGGATGCGAGTTTGCACCTGCTTTTCCGACGGCAAAGAAATTGGCGTAGCCCCTGGTAGACCCGTCAGGAGCTATTCTAACCCATCCGGTATATGTAAAGCCTGTATTCCTAGAAGACGTCAAGAATACTTGCGCGGATGAAGACTCCGCATTTACTAGAGAGTGTCCGTAATTTTCAGAATTAGCATAATAGAGTGCCTTGTCATTAATGAGGGTATCGCCAGAAATAACTGGATTCCATACTTCTGAAGCCAATTTTGGTCTAGTAACATTGTTCCTATGGACTTTATGGAAACTCGGCTGTTCGTCGTATGAAGCACCCTGATTGCTGGGTACCAGAATAGAATCCCGGAAAAATCTTTCTGTGTGGCGGGCGGCGTGGACACTGTATCCATAATCACTTCCATGGATATCATACACTCTTGTACCATCAGATTCAGTGGTGCCAGAGGTGGTTGGATGATGCTGCCATGGTCTTTTCACAGTTAAGTTGCGGTTATTAAGTCCGTTGTATACTGAGAACTCTCCGGATTTGAAGTCTTGATAACCCTTTGACATCACTTCAATACCGCCGGGAGCAGAGAATCTTGAAATGATAACTGAGTTGTTTGTGGTGCTCTCTAAATAAGCGGTTGAATAATCAGCACTATAGTCAAAATGTGCTGGTCTGCCGGCGCCGTCGATCAATGCAGATGCAGTATTCGCGTTAAATACGCCGTCTCGGGCGCCGCGGTAAATGTCTAGCAGCGTTCGAACAGATGTCGCGGCCTTTACATTCGGTATGTTGTCATTAAACATGGTCGTTGGAAGATTGGGTTGGTTATCAACAAACTGTCGTGGATTTGCATATCCGCCGCCGGCTTGGACCACATCATAGTTATGATTATAATTGCCCAATATAGTTGAGCCGGTGGTGTGTCGGATGTTCTTAATGTTAACCGGACGTTTTGCTGTAAAGTCTCGGTAGTACACCGCTTTTTGAGATGCAGTCATCGGGTATGGATTTTCACCGTCCGCGTTGCCTTCTGGCCATGGGTAGTCTGCACCGACCATGCCTATTGCGCCGGTCACGATGGCGCCACAGTGCCCTAATAAGATCTTCCAGGCTTCAGGGCGTGTGGTGTAGTCGTCGGCGCCAGCATTCAATTTGACGTGTCGTGATTGATGTCCACCGACTGCATAATTAGTAAAGGGGCCCTGCATTGGCACTTCCATATCGCTGCCATAAACATCGTTATGCAAATTGGTGATTTCAATGCTAGCAGTAACTTGTTCTACCACTAACTTGTTATAGCCGGTTGTTACAGAGGAACTTATTATATTAAACGGAAATGCTATGTCTGATTTAACGCTCTGATAGTGTTCACCGTTATACCAATCACGGCCATGCTGGACCTTTACACTTCTCTTAATCTTATCGTGAGGGTGTGGTTGAGGATCTGACGAATCTTTTAGTCTTACAATATCGACTGGTAGGCCAGAATCAGGATCTAAAACATTTGCAAACAATACGTTTTCCGGAACGTATATATCATCTGTGTGATTTACGGGCCCGGCGGGGTAGAGTGCGTTGTAAGCAAAACCGAACTTTTTGTTGACTTCAAAGTTAACTCCGCCGCGGATCGGGGAAACCGGTGATGACTTTCTTGTTATGCTCAGCTTGTATGGTTTTGATAGTCTGCGAACCACATAATTTGATTTTAGGTAGGAGCCTTGGTTTAAAGTAGATAATCTTGTTGTTGGGTTATTGTTATCATTCTCTATTGTTTCTCTGATAATGTCTCTTACGGCGTCTGCATCTGAATCACCAGATGAAATGACCGCCGAACCAACGCGTTTTGCGCGGTCTTGCCACCATTCTGAATTGTCTCTCTCAACATTGCTCACCGGGTGGTGGTTCAGCTTCCAATTGTATATTTTTTCATTAATTCCCATTGCAGGAGAGATCGGATCATCTGCTTTAAATTCTATTGTTGGGAATTGAGATTTATATTTGTTTCTTTCTAGAACGTGACTTTCAATTACGTTCATAACACCATCTGTAAACTTGCCAGATGCAGGAATAAATTGTGACACTATCTCGGATAAAGCATCATCAAACCATTGATAATATTTAATGTAATCTTCAACGTGGGTGGTGTTGGTTACTCTGCGATAGAATGCTTCTCTTAATTTCTCCATCGCTTTATATCTTTGACGGTATCTATTGACCGGGGCCCCGATAAGATTATTGAAGTCTACAACTCCCGCGAAGAAGTTTAACATCTCATCGGATATCGCTGAGGATATGCTCTTTTCTAATGTGTGAAAATAGTTTGGTATTGTTTCTGGGAATCCAAAAACTTTGTCGTCTTCTGACAAGATCTGAATCATATCAGATGATATGGCTTGCTCAGGGTCAACAAACTTGAATGTGTTTAGAGATCTCTTATCCACAACGTTTGTTGTGTTCTGAGCGAACCCATAACCATATCCAGAATGCAAGTAACCTGAAAGTTTGCCCAACCAACCAAGAGAGCTTCTTATTTGTGCTGAGCCAGAACTCATGTCCTGCGTAAAGAAGTTTCCTCCAGAGTCAGAGGCGGTTACATCGTTGAAACTCCAATCCAGCACCAACGTGTTAAGATTTAAAATATCTAAATTGTTATTGTTGGAATCAATAGGGGATATGTTTTTGTAAGAACCTGAAATACCAACGTTTTCAACGTCATAAATGTGTTGTCTCAGAGACAGATCGTCAATATATTTTGACCAATATCTTGCGTTGGTTACCAAAACATCGCTTTTGTTGAGGATAGCGCCGGTTATGTTTGTTCTTTCGGCGCCGACATAAAGTCTTTTGGAAGCGTTAAGGAAGTTATGTCCGACTGCTTTAGAAACCGAGGATGAGACAACAAAGCTATTCTCAACATTTCCTAATTTTGTGCTGACGCCTTGAAAGATTACATCGTACGTGTATCCTACATCGGAACCAGACACTATTTCCGTTAGTGGCCAGTTACTCGGTCGCAACCGAACAGATAAGTTCCACTCTTCGTTATCATAAGTATTTAAGAAAATGCTACTTGTTAGCTCACCAAACGGATGAGGGGATATAGATGAAGTTAATTTAAAATATACATTGTGAGAATATGTTGTATCTCTAACCGCGGATACTTGAAAGTTGGCGACGTCGCTTGCATATGTAGTTGTGGCGGCAGGGTCGTCAACACTGGCAGAATACATACCATATATTGATACATCTGTAAAGTTGCGATTAAACGTATCGTATTCAAGTCTGAATGATGGAAAGATAACATCTACTTCTGATGTCAACCCATATATATTCTCATATCCGAATTCGCCGCTGCCCGAAATGTATCCTCTGGACTCTGTTGTATTATCTGGATCTTGTTTTTGAAAAACAACTGCGTTGTAATTGCTACCTGAATTAAAGTTTAATGAATTCTTGTTTGTTACTGTTTGTTGTAGATTGTTCTTTAGGTTGTATACCGTGTTATCTGCATACGTGTTGAACTTTATTATCTTATCATCGAGATAGAAACATCTAAATATATTTCTAATTGCCTTTTCAGTACCCTTCGCTTTATAAATGTAAGAAAGATTGTTATAGAGATTTTGATATATTAGATTTTTTGTTTCTGTTAAATCTGATTCAAAATTAAAATCGTTTGTTTTGTTTAAGAATTTACTTATGACATCTGTATCAATAAAAAGTTCTGGAGTGGCTAAGCCGAGAGATTGTGGCAGGTGTTGGGCCATGAAGAGTGGGCTGTAGGAAGCACTCGTGTGTTGTAACTGCTTGAATGTTGTAAGCGCAGATATTTGCATGTGCATTTTATCAAAGTAACTTCCGACGATATGGGCAATTGTTTCTGGATTAGTGTTCCCTATATTCTCATGTTCTTCCATAATCCAGCTTGGGATTAAACTGTAAAAGGAGGCGTTGTTATTGCTGTCGTGATAAGAACCGGAACTTAGAAGGCCGGCTTTTAAAGTTGAGACATCTGGATGAGTTGAGTATATGATAGGATCTTTAAACTCTGACGGTGCTGCAGAAGCCTCTACCATCGCGGAGCTAAGTGTCCTTGATGGCGTGCCGAACCAACTACCGTTGCTTAAACGGCCAGAGTAATCTAAGACTCGTGAATCAATTGTATTATCGCCACTTGTACCTTCATTAAACTTATAATAAACTCCTAGGGTTGTGTTGGAAATATCCGTATTTGTACCGCCTCTTACATGCGTAAACCAATTACGTCCAATGTCATCAGCGGTGCGGGAAGTCTTCCAATATCTTAATTCATCAACGGAGCCAGTTAAAGTGTGTGTGCCGGCAGCGCGGGTGGATGCCGCGGCATCGGGGCGGAACGGTACTGTGATGAGCGAACCAATTCTAGCCTGCATCTCTTTTGAATGAAACTCACCGAGCGCGCGTTCTGTATTGGTGATGGTATCATTCAAATATCCATTAAGATATAGCTTTGTTGTAAAACTAGATCCAGAATTCTGGAAAACAAACGCATAATGGTTGAAACTATCCAGTGTGGTGGATGTGATTGTTTGTCCAATACTTTGCTGGAAGAGGGTTCCTGACAATGTGCCTGACTGCGCTGTAAATAAGAACGGTGTCCCGGATGAAGCGCTTAATATTTCAATTGTTAGGCGGCCGGAGTCAACTGTGCCAGACGCATTGTTGTTCCACATGTCAAAGACAATTGAATTAGCGGTGGCTGGAAGGTCTTTGCTCTTAAGCCAAAATTCTACAGTGACACCGGTATCAAAATTAGCTTTTAGATTTGATTCTCTTGTGCCGTCGCCGTAGTCTGTTGGTAGGCCGGCAGTAGTGTATATACTTGTATCATATATATTTGAATATTCTCTTTTCGCGGTGGCTGGATCTACGAACATCCCTGCCGTGGTGCCGGCACTGCTTGAATGAGGTCCACCAGTTAGATCAATGTATGAACTAGAATCAAAGTTTGCATATCCATTTGTTCTTGGATAAAGATTATTGAATATATATTTTTCAATATCAAGAGACTTATTGTAGAACTTATTAAATTCGTAGTCAGAACCATCGTATGGATAGTAACTTACAATCCTTTCCATGGCGCTCTTATAGTACAGATATGCTGAACCAAATTTAGCGAAGTTTGCTGGCTCGGAGAAATCTACTTGTGGAGAAAACGTATCTTGCTTTACAGCTATCTCCTGCATGTTCTTTGCTGATTCTACATCTTTGAAAGCATTTTTTTCGTTTGTTTCTGAAAGATAATTTCTGGACTTGTTGGTTATACCAAAAAGCTTCTTAATACTCATAGTTTTCTACTCTAAACTTAAATGTTTCGTCCTGTTCCGACCAAGCTTTTAAACCTGAATCATAAAACGCGAACTTAAAAGCGTACTCATAACCAGATTCAAGAAGCGTCATATCAAGATCAAAATAGTTTCCTGATATATCATGGGACAAGACAGTGTGATAATCACTTCCGGTGCCATAGGAAATTGCTTCCAACGCATCAATTTGTCGATAAACTCTATATGATGCGCTTTCTATTGTTTCTGTTTCAACAATACTATTGGCCTTTGTATAAATTGTGGGTGACCAGTTCTTCTCTCTAACGAATAAGTTAAATCTAGCGTTTTCATTCGCGCGGTAGCTCTGTTTTAAATTAGAGATATTGATATAATATGTTGGCCTCAAAGAAATTTGTGAGGCCTCAAGTGTTTGCGGTTTAAACGAGCCTGTGAAGTACCGGTTGCTCCCAGAGTACCAGACATCAAACATCCTAGTAGGAGGCGTTTTAGAGGCTGTTACGGCGAAGGAACAACTATAGATGCCAGTTGACACATAACCTGCGGTTGCATATTCTACCGAATCGGCTGTCACATATGTGTCATCTTGTACTAGCGTCATTTTGCTTCCGGACGGGGCGGAGTTATCGATTGAGCCTGAGTACATACTAACTTTTAATAGACCTGTTCCAACATCTGGAATGTTGGTGAGTCCACCACGTACGTAATTATACAGGTATAGTGTATTAAGATTTTCGGATGCTGTGGAAAGTGAGCTACTGTAGAAGGTATTGCCGCGGTCATCCTTGATTCTAGAATCCCATCGAGCTTCACTCGCGGGGCGTTTAAAGTAATATTGTGTGCCGCGGCCAAAGAAACGCTTGGTATAGAATGAGTTGGCGGCGCCAGTTAAATTGTATGAAGCAGTAATCTCTTGTGAAGCTGAAAGTGCAATGCCGAATCCATAATTAGAATATACACCACCGAGCCATTCTTCCATTAATATTGTTACATCCACTTCCATGTTTTCTAAGCCGCTCTCAAATAGCTGGTCATAGTTGGAGGCGGTTAAATAATCACCTCCTGCATTAGCCCAATTTAATACTGAGCCGCCGGCGTCTTTTGTTCTCTGGATCCAATCTGAGCCGGTGTTGCCTACAGTGTAATCTAAATAATTTTCTAAGTCTAAGCCGGTACCTTCTTGCCATGACTGGGATACTGGTTGTACAGTCAGAGTGTATCTTTCTGGGACTGTCTTTGAAGTCTCAGCGTTATACAGCTTTAGATAAAAATTAACATTACCGCTGGCTGGAATAATTCCAGATGAACGATCTGATGTAATATCATCAACTGGAAACTTTATCAAAATTCTCGATAGCTCAACTTGTTTATTTTCTGCAGATGAGGTATATGCGCGAGCGTATACAGAATAAGTTCTAAAACATCTGCGGCGCCCATGTTAGAGCCGGTGGCACGGCGCGTTAGATTAGATTGCCAAGCATTCGATATTGTATTGTCAGCGTTGGCTATGTATTTCTTGATGGCCATTTATCTTACTTTTCCTTGGATATCTGTTTCTGGGAATTTGATTTCAATTATTGCATTCTTGGGAACCATCAAATAGTTTCCATCCGGTGATAAGTTATTGTTAATATCAATAGCAGCTGGACTGTACTGTGACGTTGTTTTATTTATTAATCTAACTTTAAGAACATCAAGAACTCCAGGTACATCCTTAAGATATGAATAGACATCGCTAATAGAGAACTGTTCACCGATATAAAATGATGTATTATATTTTTCTTTTAAAGCAGAGATTGCGTTTTGAAGGGCCACAAACTTGTTGACGGCTGCCTGGGGTTTAATTATGAATTCAATTCCTATATTAAGCACAAACGGATCTAAAATATCTATCGTGTCACTTAACATTCTATAATGGTTTAACCAAGTCTTTAAATTATTTTTAATTGTATCGTTTGTCGCAGTGATTTTACCGAACTCATCTTCCGAGATTACATACATATTCAAATTTCTTTTCTGCGAATTCGGATCTCTCTGAACAGACACTCTTTTGATGGAGCCAAATTTGGATGGCATTCTATATGCTAGGTTCTCATAATCTGCTTGTGTTACCGCGCGGTTTTGGGTTGGGAACGTATCATATATTCTTCTTTTTAGATCTGTGGAGGTGGGTGTTGTAACATCGCCTACAATTGGTGTCTCATTGCTGACTTCAAGTGATACGTTTACACTCTGTATTGTTGTCGGAACCAATGAAGTCCGGTCTTTATAATTGAATTCTCTTGAAGAAACTGAATTTAATGAGCCAGCACCAACATTAGAATTTGTGGGGTTTGTCGTTCGGTATACCACAGTTAAAGAAGTATTCGCTGGGACAATCCCATAGTTTTGGTTGTTTGACAACTTTGTTGGGTCAAATGTCTTACTAGTCGTGTATGTTTTACCGAATAATTCTATTGCTGCTTCTTGTGGGGTGGCAACAACATTTGATTTATTGGGGTTTCCACTTCCAAACTGCAAAAATGTTCTGCCTCTTTCGTTCTGAACAATGTATTTTCTAGATACCAAATAAGGTTTTATGATCGAAGGAACATTATCGTTTTTAAAATTGTTATTTGTTAACTCTTTAAACACTATGTCCTGTGCTAAATAATCTACCTCAAAGTATTCATTTCCTTCAGAGTCTATTACCGTGATTATTTCTGATATGTTAGGGGAACGAATTTCAATTCTTCTGAATCTCTCAAACGTTCCAACCTCTATATTTTCCTGTAGGAACACTCCAGAGACCACGTTTCCATATGCTTTAATCGCATAGAATGTGGGGGCACCGGTGGATGGATCAGTTCTAGCGACGACAGATTGGTTTTTTGGTGATGCAAAATCTACATTTTCTGTTAGCACAAAGTTTAATCCGTTTTTAGATGTGAAGCGCGTGCCGCGGCGCAAAATCGGAATATAACTATTATCTGGTCCTAACGCCACAGTTGAAGCTGGTACTTGGATGTAGAGGGCGACTTTACCATATGTTGATGCTCGGCCCGGGTTTTTATATCCCAGTACTCTACCATGTCTTAAAATATTATTATATTGGAAAGCAGTGTCTAAGAACGTCTCGTTAACGTTATAATCCAGATAGAATGACAGCTGATCACCGACATAAGCGACTGCGTCAAGCATAAGAGCACCAAATGAGGCTTCACTAAAATCTTGAAAAGTGTCTGGGTAAAATCTCTCTGCTATTTCTAGTAAATCTCCCCTAATAGAAGTAAACTCTCTATGAGTATAATCTATAGGTAAAATCTTTTTTTGTTCGTCTGCCATTAAAAACGTCTCCTTAATAACTTAAATAGTAAATTCAAGCAAATCTGATTCTGCAATTGCTGGGATTGCATAAGAAATAAATATTGCCAACTCGCCGCTGTCTTGGTTGGACGATGCAAACTCTATTTCTTGTATTGCAATTGCCGGCATGAAGATATTTACTTGTTCTCTGATCCGAGTATCTATCTCGGCATATACATTCTCACTAAAATTCTCAAATAAATATCTTTTAAGACCAACGCCAAAGGATGGCTCCATCACTCTTTCGCCTGGATTTGTTAGAATTAACATTTTAAAGTTTTGTTTGGCTACATCCTTAATTCTCTTAAGCATTGTGAAACCGGTGCCGCTATCATATGTTATTGGAAGTGCTACACTGTAAGAAGCCATAATCTATCCCTCGTACTAAATATCCGCTTAATCTTTTTTCTTGCAAAGTTCACCATTTGCATTGAAAGGATTTGAACGTAACATGCCTTTCTTGAACCAAGGAAAATGTCTTTCTCCCGGTGAAATATTCCACGCAGCTCTAAGGGATGCTATATAAGAATCAGAAACCTCCGGCATATCGCCCGGATCAAAATCTCTTGAATTATAATAATCTTTAAACATTTTTTTGACTCTAGACTTTGATTTAACCAAAAGGGAACGATTCCATTTATCAAAGTGTAGTGTAAAGAAGCCGCCGCCGGCGAACATGCCCGATGCTCTCTCCTCTTTTGTTGCCCAGCCAGGCATGCCGGGATGAACTTTCGCTATGTCAGTGCCAGAACTACTATCAATTACAACGTACTTGCCGGGCTTGTCTTCAGGATCTTTTTCAACGAACGTCGATGTTACTTCACCAATTGAGGGAAGAAACGCCATATCATTATAAATTGCTAAAGTTGAGAGAACTTTGTTTAGCGGGAAAATATATTTTGTCAACATCTTAAATTTATCATCGTCTACCAAATTATTAATCAAACATAACAGTAATTTACTATCATTTTCTAGTGGCTGGAACTTCGCGATAGGAAGATCTAACGCATCTATCTCTACTTCTATAATTGTATATTTTGAGGCGGCTCCGGGCGCGGCCTGTATTGAGAATCTAAGTCCATATCTTACCCCCAGCTTCCCTGTGGTTCCCAGCACTTTCCCAGTATCAGGATCAATTTTGAGACGCAGGGTACCAGGATACACATCAGATATATTTAATGTTCGATCAGGCTGTGCTAACATTATGCCGACCGCTTCGAGAGGTGTTTTATATTGGCCGGCAATTTTAATATATGTTTCTGCTACAAACGGTTGTGTGCTGGGGTCTCCGGTGGTTGTCCCTATGGGACCGATCGAACCAATGGGCACAATTACTTTATTTGCAAAAGGCCTTAGAGCGTCATGCTCGTCCTCGGTATGATATTCACCAACCATATAAATGGTTTCTCCTTCATCACCGATAGAAGTATGATAATATCCCGTATATGGCTCTCCATCGGGAGTGGATAACTCATCTCCATTTGTGTATAGCTCGTCTCCTTCTGTTGGGAGCCCTTCCACTTCTTCTTTTAATTCTTTGCTAAGCGTTAAATCTGTATTAGCTGTTAAGGTTTCTAAAATGTAATGGCCTAAGTTTTCCACCATGGTATCCTTTTCAATGATACCAACGTTTTGTAAGCTCTTCATGAAAACCTCAGACATATATCCCATTTCCATAATTACAAATTCTTTTAATACTATTTTAGCTAATTCTTCTGTTTCCTTTATGGCTTCAAGGTTTTTCTCATATCGATAGTTATTTAATGATTGGAACTTCCAAGCGTCACCTATATCTTTGGCTTCATCTAAATCATCTGGATCTGGATATTTGTATTTAGACTCATAGTTCTGTAGCTTTTCGAGCGCTGCTAGCACGTCAGGGGGCACATCCTCAATTGCACCAGTTTCAACCTTCCTGGCATATGTTTGTACAGATTGTTCTAGGAAGGCATACCAGAACTCATCATCTTTAAACGGGCTAAAGAATTCTATAAACGAATTTGGTTGAGCATCTTTTAATTCTTCCTCCATCAATTCTACAACGTATGATGCGTATAAAGAACTGAAGTTGTTTTTAAAGTCTGGTTTAAACTTTGTAAATGTGGCAAGACTCTTTAGGAAGTTAACACTAACAAAGATTCTGCACATAGCATGAATCAAACCTTCGATTCCAGCTTTTGAGTGGCGTTCTAAAATTCTATTGTATGGTTTCTCAGTTACACAATCTGGATCTGACTTGAGTCTTTGATCTACCGGAATCTTTGAATAGCTCTCATCTATTATTGATTGGATGCTTCCAAAATTAACTAAATCGGTAGATTGTGGTTTACAAGGACTTAGTTCTGGGAATATGACATCCACCATTCCGAGCCAGCCTGTCTTGTTTGTGGGTTTCAAATATACCGCCGGGTTAAGATATGAACCACCGTAAACCAGCGGATCTAAGTAAAATACTCTATTGGGTGCACCGTCGTTGTTTTCTTCTTCATACTGCATTCTGCTTATACCAAGAGGAGCATCGTCAGTATCAGTTTCTGTCGCATCTAGATAGTCTTTGAAAAGTGTGAAGCTTCCGTTATAATCCATTCCATATTCTATCTGGGCAGCGGACAGGTCATCTAATTGGGCGCCGTATTCAAATGCGGCTTTGTTAGTATAAATTTCACTTGCAAATTTAGAGAAAATAGATGTCATAGCTTGATCATAAAAGTCTTTTAATCCGCTCATTCGTGGAGCAGCACCATCGTTTTGTTTCTCGATCATCTCTTGCAATAGAACTACTTGTGGTATTAATGAATTGCTCGGAGAGCTTAAAACACTTTTAAACTTTATATATTCTCCGTTATCTAATTCTTCGTTGTCTAAACCCTCGTCTACTGATAGGAATTCGTAAGCTCTATATGTTATGATAGAATCGGATGTTCTCTTGAGTTCTCCATCTTCTGGTTCATTTTCAAATTCGGAGTTTGATGAATCCATCACACCTTCGTTAAGAACTTTTTCAATTATTATCCTGGCGTTGTTATCTGGTCTATTAAAAGCTTGGCCATCTTCTGAAACAAGATCACTTAAGTACAGTTTTACATTAAACCCATATGAAAATCCATCTTCCGAACTCTTCTCACCTTGTGCGTTATCTCTGAATGTTAGTTTGATATCTTCTTTCTTTTTTCTGCCTCTTCTGTTAAATTTAACTTTTCCATCGCCAAAGTTATTTGGTTGAATGGCGGCGCCTTGGATATGCAAAGATGTTGCAAACTCTGGTTCTACTGTAACGTTGTAACCGTAGTCTGGAAGTACCAGGAGATCAACTTCATCAAAAAGATTATCAAACCCCAGATCACTAAATGTTCTGGAGAAATGCTTATCTGGCGCGAACTCATTGTTCGATTCAAAGGTAGACTCGTTCATAGCTCTCTCCATTTCTCCTGTCTGTGTTTCATGACTAAGAAGATGATCAGCTACATATAATGGAAAGGCGCCTCTTTGGTTGCTTGTATTGGCAAAGTTGGTGTCGCCCTCGACCTCGGCATCATCAGCATCAACATTAAAATCAACATATGATCTTTTGGTGAACCAACCTCCGGAAGAATTAGATTTTCTTAAATGTGTTGTGTAAGCCCAACCCATAGTGTCGGACATCACCATGTTCATAAATCCCCAGTTGCTCTGGACAAATGGTCCGTTACCTAACATGTCTTGTGAATATGCTATTTTAAGAACTTCTAATGATGTATTAATCGCGGTTGTAGCTGCCTTAGCAAGTTCTTTTGGCTCAAATGGTATGATACCATTGTCACAAGTAGGGTCGCTTGACATGATCGGAGGCATGTTCTGTTCGAAAAAGTTTGGTATACCATTCTGCATGATGTCTCCCAAATTTCCTAAGTCGTCTTTGATTGTTTCGCGGCCTGCGGCGGCCAATGCAGCAATCTGATCTGGGGAGGCTCTGCCCTCTAGAAGCTGAGCACGTGCATTGTAAAAGGCCTCGCGATCAGCGGGTGTCGCACAAAGAGTAGGGTTTGCTGGAAGTTGATTTTCGTTTACTGATGGATCAGCAAAGTCTTTCAGTGCGGCTTTTGCGCCGGTAGGTATTATATTTCCAACATTCTCAAAAAACTTGGCTGCCTTTGCTGGAGTTCCGAAGGCATCTGCAAATTCTGGATGTTCAAACTCAACCAAACTTTCAATAATATCCAGAAAGGACTGTGACGGATTGCCTAATATAGCGTTGGTCAGCTCGCTTTTCGTCATTGTTGAAGACAGATCTTCCGTGAAGCTCATCACTGCGCTCTTATCAGCTAGGGCTGCGGAGCCTTGGCCTAAACTGTTAAACATCTCTTGTATTGTATCTTCAATCTGTTCCTGGTCCGCGTCTGGTCCGCAGAGAGATTCTTTAATAACTTCCCCAAACGTGGTGCGGCCGCCAATCACGGATGGCAGGGATGCGGCTAGATCGCCGACTGTCTCAAGAGCTTTACATATAGCATTACCAAGTAACTCACAAAGAAACACTATTAGTTTGCACACTAGTGTAACAACCAAATCCCATATTTTTTGTTTAATAATCGCCCACAAGATTCTAAAGATATCCCATAATTTTGGTAGCCATGCGAATGGATTTTGTAATCTAGGCAAACCAATGTGATTAGTATTTCTACAGAATGGTAATTCTATATCCTTCAAAAAGTCTACGATACTTGGATCAAATAGTGGTGGGCGGGGGCAGTCCAATGTGGCAATGATGTAAGCGACGATTTGGGCGCCCGGGAACTTCTCAACCTCTGCCATCAGCCCCAGAAGATCATCTGAGTATTCTTCTAATAACGCTATAGCGTACGCTTCCATCACTACATTGGGGCTTAGACCGGTTCCAGCGGATTCCATTTGAGCTACCGCGGTAGCTTTTCCAAGCTGTGAATCTGGGTGGCCCTGTGACGGGATGCCATTGGGAGTCATCCCCTCATATGGTCCTTCAACCATGTTTTCTCGTTCTTGTCGCTCAATGAGTTCCGGGTTCTCCCACGGCTTTAGAAAGGTCGGGGGAACAAAAAACTTGGCATCAGCGGGGCTATCCGGTGAGTTCGGGGATTCTGCGGCTTCGCTGGTGTCTTGCAGTCGGCCGTCGGCGGCGATATCACCACTTTCTAATTTTCTTTTGACCAGTTCATCGAGGCGCGCTTGTTTATCCGGAGGTAAACCTATGAATAAATCTCCGAAATTTTGAATTGACATGGCCTTGAGGGCGCTTTTTAACATACTGGCTAATACTTCTTCAAACGTTAATCCCTTGAAGAGGCATTGTATAGCATCCAACATCATGTCAAATAGGCCGCACATCCTGATTGGGTCTAGACCGTTCAGCCACATTAGATCTAGCTTCGCTTGGCTTCCACTGGAGCCGCAGATAGACAAAAGGCGGGTGCACATAGATGTCATCAAAACATCTTTTTCTTCTATTTCTCCGTAAGCCTGCTCCAGAGCCATTGATTTAATAAACTTTTCTCTTTCCTCTTGGGCGGCGCCTTTAAGGGTGCTAAAATATCCAGGGATCTCATCGATGGTGTCAGGGGGGGCAGCATGTTTTCCTAATTTGTATTCTTGCTCCAGGAATTCTGTATAATCTTTTTCGCACAACATCTTGTGGAACTGCGCTGCAATCGCATCGCCGATGCCGAACACCTCATCTAACATATCCTGTCCAAGCTGTTTGCCCTCGTTAGCTAATGAATCGGCTATACAACCTAATGCAGCTTCCAATGGTTCTAACTCTCCGACGAGGGCCTGCATGGTTTCTGTTACTTTCGGATATGTGTACTCTTGTATAAACTGCACCCACGGCTTTGGACTTCGCGCGGTTAGGTCACGTTCCATCTCACTTATTTTAGCAAAATATGCCATGGCGGTTGGGTCTTTGAACGCAGAAGAAGACTTTGTTAATGGATCTAATTTAGATCCCTTATATACATTTGCTTTATCTCCACAACCTTCTGACCATACTTTAATCTGTTTAAGTTTGAATTCCGGAGTGAATGTGCATTCAAATTTTGATACAGCCTCAATAGATGGGAAGAACAGGCTGGCTGAGCCTAAGTAATAATTTTTAGTTCTTAGGAACTCACTTAGATCTGGTATAACACCCTCCATGACAGAGGAACCCCACAAAACAGCATCACCATAAAGATCTAGATTGAAAACACCACCTTTTTCAAATACAATATTCTTTCCTTGAAGGGCTCGGTATACTTTTAAATTACTAGAATATAAATTTAATCCTTTTCTGACACGGATCATGTTTGGGATCAGGTTAAAAGGTATATATGTAGTAACGGTATCTTCTGCCGCTGGTTCTTCTTCTTCTTCTGACGCTGCTGGATCTATATTATTTAAATCTGAAAACGGTATT